AAGCCAATATAGTGATGATATGCTAAGAGTTATAGAAGCATCAAAAAGTGTTTTAGAATTATCTAAACAAATTGAAAAATACATTAATGAGTTGGGTGAAAATGTTGCCTAACTTTGAACTACCAAAACAATAGATATGAAAGCAAATGTAAAAATTAAAAAAATAGAAAACAAACCAGATTATTATGAGTTGGAAATTAAAACTTATAAAAATACATTAAAAGGTACTTTTGAACGTAGTGAGTTGAGAGAAATAATAGGAGTTATCGACAATGCAATATAACATTAAAGTCGCTTATGACTGTCATTCGGATAATTATGATGTAAACAAAGAATCACTATTTATAGCTTATATTCATAAAACAACATATACAGGAAAAAGAGTACTTATATATGAAAAATCAAGGTCACCAGTAGTGGCTAAAAATAAATTACTTAGATTGATAGGTAATTGAAAATATTAATTTTTGTGATTTGAAATTAATGTTTATGTTAGGTAGAAGCCCTTATCAGTTAATTCGGATAAGGGCTTTTTTTATAGCTTTTTTTTACCTAAATACGCTACATATTCATAGTACGTAAGAAATCTAATGATTGTCTAAAATCTTCAGTATTTTTGAATCTTGGCAACAATCTTTTAGACTTATGATATAATTTTAGATCACCTTTATAGGGGCCAACTTTATATCTATCGCCCCAACTCCATGGTGTCATGTAATTCATTGTCTTGAATATCTGTTTAAGGTTACCTACAGCAGCCGTTGGTGTTTGTGCAATCTTAAATGCTTCAATAGGATTAGCAAAAGTTGTAAGTTCAGACATTTGCCTTCTTAATAAATAAGTTAAAAATATATCTTCATCATCAATATCTCCATCACCTTCCATTATGCCAAAAGCTAAAACAACTGCAGTCATTAATGCTACATCCGTCATAGTTTTTCTTACACCAGCTCTTTGTTTAGGAGTAAGTTCTTTCCATGATTTAGCAACACTAATACCATCTTCTCTTGCGTCAGAAACTACTTTTGCTAAAAATCTAACGGTTGATACATAATATCCTTCCATATATTCTTTTTGATCCGCAGAATAAAATTCATCAGCTTCAGCCAACTCTTTGTCTGCAGGTTTAAATGAATTAGTAACTCCTCGAAATCTTCTTAAGTATCCAGGTATCATCCATTTTCTTAAAAAGAATCCCATTTTACCTAACATATATCTCTGAGCATGAGCTTGAATATCATTAGTATATTGTCCGTGTAATTCATCAACCTTACTTCTTATTAAATTACGCGTTTCTAAAAGAATCAATTCCTGTCCTCCACCAGTTGTAAATGATGTGTTTTGAACTGCAGGATCTAATACCATTTCTTTACCACCTTGAGCATTAGTTTTAAAAGTAATCATATCGACTAAACTTGCAGCCTTAGATTTAGATACAGTTGGTTGTCCATTAATATCTATCCAAGTACCTTTATCATTTTGAACTTTAATGCTACTTAATATTGCATACATTACCTTACCTTGCATCATATGCTCTCCAATATTTGCTATTGGACGTAAAGTATCTTGATTCATTAGCCCTTCTATTCTAGATCCTTCTTCAAAATTATTCTTAAGATAACCTGGCCCCATTGTATTAAAATTAGACATAAGTAAATTAGTCTTAGACTTAGCAACATTAGCACCCATATCATTCATAATATTTTTTAAATCAAAATTATAGAGCTGTTGTGCTTTCCTATAATCGCGTAAATTATATAAATCACCTCCAACAGCTTCAATTAAATTTGAAAATGTACCAGTAGTTGAATTCACAATACTGTTAGCATAATTAAATACAAGAGACACACTACCAAAGTATTTTAAAGCAGTTTTAGCTACTTGCTGTGTTTCAACAATTTTATTTCCAATTTTTATTTCAGGAGCTTTTTTAGTTGTAATGCTATATAATCTATTTTCTAATACAGATAATGCTTTTGTGTACTCTGCAGATTTAGTTCCAGACTCCCATAGAGGTAGTTTTGTTTGAGCATCAATTTTTTGTCTGCCTCTACCATCTAATACAGGATATTTCTTATTAGCCATTACCTCAGTTAACACCAGTAATGTAGATTCAATTGCTTTTTTCTCTTCAAAATTCTTACCCATAATCGAATGTAGTAATCCTATTGTATGTAAATCATAAGACTGGTCAGACTCTTTTAATTTAGCTCTATACGGAGAAGGTAATCTTAATGTCTCGCCTTCTTTAAAATTTGTATAAGTTTCAGTATCAAAATCATCTTCTTGAGCTTCAATCATTCTACTTATTGCATTTTTACTCATAGTTTTTATAGATTGTCCCTCAGCAATTCTTGAAGATGTTGTCTTCATTACTCCAGGTAATCTCATAAACTCTACACTCTTATATTTTTCAATTATAGAGTCTTTTTTATCATACATTGCATCAGTAATCCTGTTGTTTTGTTTTAGCCTTTGAAGTTCAGCAAATCTAATTGGATCATTACTCCTTAATTCTTCGTATCTTTCATCTTTCCATTTATCAGTAGGCAAAGTTCTTTTTACCCTTTTACCATCAATAGTTTCAATTTTAGTATTAGTATTTGTATCTTTCCAGTGAGAATATTCACTACGAGCAATAGCTTCATTCATTGATATTGTCATTCTTTTGCCATTAGACATTTTAAATGAAACATGTTCAGCTCTTTCTCCAGACTTTAAATTTTTATGACCTTCTACAACAATTTGTCTTGCACCTTGTATAACAAGTTTTCTTTCAATAGGCTTACCAGTTTTAGTGCTAACAACATTTGAATTATAAAAGAACGCTGAATCACCTTCTGCATTTATATCTTTTTTAATTACATTGACATCTTTATATTTTTCATCATAAATCTCTTGGTCACTCATCTCGCGGGCCATTTGATTTTTTTCTTCTATAAACTCTGGCTTATATTCTCCAGTATAATACGAAGTTCCATCTTTAGAAACTACTATCATTCCTTTATACTTTTTCCTCATGTCTCTACCCTTAGCATGCTCTCTAAATTTTTTATTAGCAGCATCTTCATTGGTAGCTTCTTCAGTTGCAAATTTCTCTATATTTTGAGAAGCTTGATCTAACATTCTTGAAATTACTTGAAGATCTTTAGCTTTCATCTCCTTCTCAGATAAAAGTTGCATAGATAACTTACTCATTCTAGTTAATGAAGTTTCAGCTCTTTCTGTTGCTTTTTCTAATTTAATTCTTTCAATTTCATCTTTATTGGCTTGCATTTCTTGAATAATATACTCTCCTAATTGCATCGGTGGTTTACTACCAACAGCAGTTAATTCTTCGTAAGTATTTTTAAATCCAAGCTTAGCAGACTCTTCAGTTTCAGTATCATGTTTAGCTAATAATTCAGCGTAATGTTTTCTTGAGTTTTTAAGTAACTTAGCGTCTATTTCTTTACGTACACCATTAAGCTCTATAAGAAGATTTCTCATTGTTTTAAGTTCACCATCATCTAACTTAACAGTGTCTTTTAATTCTTCTAATAAACCTTGAAGTTCCTCTAATACATTAAATGATGCACTCCAGTTATAAGCTTTTCTTAAAGCGTTATTATCTAAAACACCTTCAGTCTCTCTTCTATCAATTTCCTTCTTCATAAAATGTAACTCTCTACGTGCCCAATTTAAGTATCTTACAAATCCAAACTTTTTATCAGACTCTTCATATTTTTGAAGTTTTTCTTGTAAATCCTTAATAGAAGATAATCTAGTTACTTTACCCGCTTTTATATTTTTACGTTCCCTTTTTTTAGCAGATTCAGTAGTTTTTATTTGACTCTTATATACTTTAGTAATAACACCTAATAGTTTATTGTATCCTTTTTCCATTCTAGCTTCCAAGGTATCCATATCCTCTTCAGTCTTAGTTTTCTTAGATTGAGAAGTTGACAAATTTAAAGGTCTTAACTCTTGAGCAATCTCTTCTATTTGTGTAGCATTTATATCTTTCACCTTATTGTTTAGCAATTCTTTTGAAAGGCTTTCAATCTCATTTCTTTCTAATCCTAATACTCTTTTAAGATAATCTGATAACCATGCCATAAAAGATTCCCATTTACTCTGATTCTCTCCATCAGCCCATATTTCTGAGCCTTCTCTTCCAATAGCTGTCACAAGTATTTCTTTATGAAGCATACTTTCAGATAAATCTGGATACAGAGATTCAACTTCTGCCCACAAATCTGTATCGCGAAGTTGATCTAGTGCTCTTTGAAGTCTTTTATTTTTCAGACCACCAGGGAAAGAATCAATAAATACATGTCCGAATTCATGTATTGCAGTAGTTTTAAATAACTGATTAGGATTAATTAAAATTACAGGTTTTCCCGCAGCTTTAGTTCTTGGGTCATTACGACCAAGTAATCTTGAACTTTCAATGTTATCATCATATATGACCTCAACATTCATAGTTTTCTTTAAAGCATCCACTTTTCTTTCAAAAGTATTTCTATCTTCTGCTTCATAATCAGAACCTTCTCTTTCTTCTTGAGCTTTATACGCTTCAATAATTTTAGGATCTGATGCTAGTGCTTGAATAAGTTGTTTCTCATTCAATTCACTACCTTTATATAAATATGTTTTACAACTCATAATATTTTATTTACATTGAATATTTTTATCTTCAATAATTTGTGTTAAATTGTCGCTTATTAATTGAATATCACTAGACTTTTGCTCTAAATAAGCATCATTCATGATTTCATCAAATTTTCTACCATTATTATCTATAAATGTTTCTTCTGATTGCATGATACTATTAACACCTTCTTGAATCTTAACTTGAACTAATGGTGATGGGTTATTTTCAGAAACCATAGACTCAGTTATTTTCTGTTCTTTAGAATATTCAAAACTTTTAAATTTACCTTTTGTAGATCCTAATTCAAATGTTCTTTTATAAACTGGCACTTCCATATTTTTACCTTCAGAATCTAATCTTCTTACTGTTCCTACTTGCTCATATAAAAAATTATCAACTTTAGTCCACCCAGTTTGAGGATTATATGTAGCTATTCTTCCATTAACAAATTTAGGAAAAAATCTTGCATTTTTATCCACAGAACCAAATTCTTGTGATTTATTTAGTGCAGGCTTATATATAAATACATTCCTGTTACCTTTTAAGGTTTCCATTTTAGATACATTAAGTGTTTTAACTATCTTAGGATTGTTTTTACTATGTCTTTGAAATTGTTCAACAAAATTATCATCAGTTGGCATCTCGTCAGCTTCTTTAATTGCATCTCTAATTTCACCACTAATATCAAAATCTTTTAATATCTGGTGCGGAATATAGGAGAAGAATTGAGAAAGGTTGTTTTGGAATCCTGAACTTAAAAATGCATATTTTACTAGATCTATTGCTAGTTCTTTATCAGGATGCATATTTTCATTATCTAATTTTCCATCTTTTTTATATAATTGTTTATTATATAAATCCATCCATCCTCTGTAAATTTGATTCTCATAATACGTTGGCTTATTTTTATTGTTAATACCAAGATACTTTTTATCTTTCCAAGTGCTAATCTCTAATTCTTCTAATAAATAATTACGCTCTGCTTTACCTTCTGCAATAGCCAATTGTCTTTCCATTACTTGACTAGGAATACTTAAAGTGCCTTTATCTTTATTATCTTCAGTTAATTTTTTAAAGTTTTTGTTATTATCTTTAAATAATGTAGTCCCAGACATAATGTATGAGTAAAATGCACCATCAATAGCTTTACCTAATCTTGCGTCAGTAAGTAAATCTCCATTTGCTGTTTGAAAAGAAACAGTATTGTATGTGTCAATTGCTCCTTGAGTCCCAGATAAAAATAAATTAGACGACATAACTACATCTTTAACAAATTCTAATGTATTTTCAGCATATGTACCTAACATAGTGCCCATGAATTTAGTTTCATAGTTTTGAATATTACCGTCTTCTTTTATTTTCTTTATCTTATTTTCATTAACCATTCTGTCTACATTAGATCCACCGGCACCTGCAGTATCAGACTTAGCGGCTATTACTGAGTCCCCGAATATCCTTCCCTGCTCTTGTAAAAATGACCAAGCTTTAAGTATTTCATAGTCTAAATCCCTGTCTCTTTCACCTTCAGTTTTAATATTTTTCTCTAATGCTGAAGTAGATAACCCTGCAACAGTTGCTCCAGATACATTTGCTGGTATTGGGGCAAAGCCATAGTTTACACGAATTTGGTCTAACGCGGAGCCTTTACCTATATTACCCTCATTATCTTTAAGCATAATATCTTCAGCGGTAATACTCATTTGCTCTCTTTGTAAATCAACTAATTCTTTTAAAATTGGCTGACCTATAAATCTATTAACCCATTTCATATCTGCACCTGCTCTTAATAACATAAATGTTACATTAGCTGTTACAGAATTATGATTTGCTCGAGCAATATATGGATCCTTGGCAATATCAACATATGCATTTAAGAATGCAGATAAATTATCAGCAATAGAATGAATATCTGTTGTTTCAGAATCAAAGAATGTAATAAACTTCTTCTTTCCTTTCTCCCCCGTTTCTTCTCTCTTGTTACCAACTCCAAGCCATCTATTAAGTTTAACATCTAACATTTGATTCATTACATGGTCAACCAGATGATTTGCAGTCTGACCTACACCCATTTTTCCTGATAAATATTCACTTTTAGTTTCTAGTTGAGTAAGTGGAGAAAATAACTCCATATTCTTCATTTCAACTGCTGGAAACAATCCTCCTTTTAATTTTCCATCTTTTCCTTTAGTTCCTACAATGTCATCTTTTAATTGAGCACCATCAATTGACCTCATCATTGCGTCATAGGTTAATGGAGAGTTTAATACAGCCTTGTATTGAGCCACAAGTTCATTCTGTGCTAACAACTTTTCTAATTGAGCCTCATAGTTCTCTTGGTCTTTAATCTCTGCTCTAAGTATCTCTTTTTGTGAAGCATTCTCTGATAACTTAGTTATTTTTTTAGGAAGTAAATGAGAATTTTCTCTTGTAAGTTTTGTTAGTTTCATGATTTCTGGATCATAAACTAAAGTGTTTTGCATGGCAAATAACTTATCAATATCAAAATCACTACCAGTTTTAGCGGGTAGTCCATCATATACTATTATACTATCTCCAACTCCAGGAGGCAATACACCAACAATCTCTAAATAATCATTAGAAGACATCCCTTGATTAGGAATCCTATAAGTTATCATTTCAAGAGCTGATGGATCTAATAACGCCATAGCAGAATTAATATCTTTACCTTCTAATTTAATTTTATGTTTTTTAAGAAGCTTCATTGCTTGAGTGTGAGTAATGAAAGCTTGCCCTGGTAATACTTTTCCTTTCTCAATACGAGGAGGTAGTAATCCTTTACCGTTATAATTTTTAGATACTATTGTAATTCCAGAATCTTCACCAATAGTTTCTAGTCCAAATGGAGATACTTGAATAAAACTTCCACCTTCAGTAGAAATTTTAGTCATCTTTCTATTCATTATGGACATAAAGATACTCTCAACTTTACCTTTAATTTGAGGTATAGCATCTAACGGCATTTGTTTACGTAACGCGTCTAATACATTTTCATTACCACCTCTATCTTCAAACTCTCTAATAAGAGCATTGTAAATATACTGTTCGTCAGTAATGATGTTATTTTCATCAATACCGAATTCTCTTTTTATATCTTCTTTTCCTAAGTTTGATAACTTGGATACAGTTTCGTGTATCCTAGTTGCAAGATCTTTACCTTTTATTTTCTTACCGTTTAATTCATAATCTTTAGTCATTTGAAGTCCCTCAAAAATATTCTTTTGAATTTGAGATCCAACGTTAGTATCATGCATTAATTTAATTGGTAAATCTTGCTGTAATTTCCATCCCCTGTTATTTAATATAACAGGATTTAACTTAATGTCAGCTTCAGGCAATAATTCAGTGGTTCCGTCTTTGTGAATAGACGTAGGTTCAACAGCCCCTACCTTAATTCCATCAATAGTAACTACTTCATGAATTTCTAAATGTCCTTCTTTATCACCATATGGTTTACCAGTCTCAGGATTCTGAGTCATTTTATTGTATATGACCTGCATAGGGGTACCTTTAACTAGTTCAGGTATCAATACAGCTTGAGAGTATTTTAAATACACTGGGCGACCCTCATTAATTTCAAAGTACACACCTTTTAATGGCTGAGCTGCTAATTTCATTTCTGAAGGAGACATAGATTCTCCTGATTTCATTTTAGAATACACCTTATCATGTTGTGGCCCCCATTGTCCAAGCTTTTGTTTAAGAAATCTCCATCTACGAGGAGTTATCCATGCTTGAGCATCAGTAGTATTGACTCTTTCATACGCCTTAGCAATAGATTTATCTTTAACAGAGTTTCTAATCTTGTCAACATATTGAGATGCAACTTCAACACCATTAATAGTAGCTTGATTAAATCTTAGTGCATCACCATTTTCTAATCTTAATTGTAATCCATCAGTATATGTAGCAGGAATACGTTTAATTAAATCTGCATTATTTTTATAGTAAGCTGGATCTCCAGAAAATAATTTAGTATATTCTACTGAAGCTATTAATCCATTCATGAAATAATCTCCTGCAAGAGCTACCATATCATTTTTATAATGTTTAAGTAACTTTTCACTAATATTATCTATTTTTTTTAGCTTATTAACATGCTCATTAACTCTATCAGATAAATCAGCTTCAATAAATTTACGAACTATTTCCTCTTGCTTAGATGACATACCTTCGTATTTGTCACTTTCAAAGGTTTTACCATATATAGCTTTTCTTAATTCTGCATATTTAGGATCTGTATTATCTTTACTAAATTCAGGAAATATTTGAGACTTTAATCCATTGCCATTTTCTCCATGATAATGTACAACTTTCTGAATATTTTTATCTGAATTCTCACGGTTAACTCTTTTCATCCTGTTATATTCATCGAGGAAGTAGCCAAATGAGACATCGACAGCTTTGGGTGAAATATATGTCTCACCATTATCCATAGCTTGAATGCTAGATTTGAATACATCAAAACCTTCCAGTAAAATTCTTCTTGATTTATCTGCAGCAATTATAGTAGGAAACATAGACTTATCGGATTTACTTAAAATTCCGTTAAGCATCTGTACCAAATTTGCATTAATTTGGTCATTTGTTGTAATTGAGGTGTTTTCGACACCATCATTTTTACCTTTTGACTTAAATGATGAGTCTAATCCTGCTTTTAAGTTATTAAGTCTATTTTCTATTGCATTATTTCTTTCTTCTGTGCTTTCTGTAACATCTAATGCTAATAAATGTGAAATCCATTTTGAATTATGTTTTCCTTTATCCATTAACATTTTTTCTAAACCAGATATATCTTTCTTCCACTCATTAATCTTGTTAGAAATATATGTAGGATTGGACACAGTATATCCTGACTTACCTTGATTAAGTAATACAGAACTATCACTCATATCAGTCATTCTAAATGCAACAGCTTCTGCAAATGCTTTAGTAAATGATTCTTGATTAAATACATTTTCAAAAGAACCAGCTTCATTTGTAAATTGATATCCTTCGCTTAGGATACCATTCTTTGTACCAAGCATATACCCAATAGCTTTATAAAGACCATCAATTGTCTGTGGAATTTTTTTATCACCACCATTCATGATTATCATTGTATTCACATCATCAGCAGTAATATCAGTTGCTCCTAATCTTTCAAGTATTCCAACTATATCAACTGCAGCTTTTCCACCTGCATCATAAATAGCATCTTTATATGCTTCAGACTCTCTATTAGTTCCTGCTAATTGAAGATTTGAAGTCCATTTTTTATATCCAGTTCTTGTATCTTTAAGTATTTGTGCTAATACCCCTCTTTCTCTATCAGCTAATTTACCATTTTCACCAATAAATCTAGCAACAAATCCATTATTCCATTTATTAGTAATTTGACTTTGTCTACTATTTGTAGATGTCGCGTTGATTACAGTATATTCACCTCCATCAACTTGTGTTACGAAGTAATTTAAATTAGTCTTGCTAAATGCTTGAACAAATTCAGTTATTTTATTAATATTTTTATCAGCAATATATCCGTCTAAAGTATCTAACAAATCATGCATCCACATTTTAGTATCTTGAAGTTCAAAAATTTTATCATACATTACATCGAATATATCAACAACATTTTCACCATGACCATAACCAACTTCATCAACTAATATTTTATTTAATGTATTCCATACATCATCAAACTTAGCAAAAGATGGGACTTCTAAAAAAGCATCTTCAACAGGAACAGAAACTTCATTACCATTCTCGTCTTTAGCAAATACTCTTTCTTCAATTTGAGAAAGCATAATTTTAGTATTAGCAGTTGCAGAATCTTTAGAATTAGTTTCAAAAGATTCTTTGATATTAACTCCACCACCTTTTTCTTCTTCAGTTACCTCAGTAATTGTATTGCCCTCAGCGTCAGTAATTCTTTCGCGTACTTTTATTCCTAAAGCTGATATAGAAGATATTAATTCATTTCTAAAATCATCTTTATTTTTTTCTACTAATGCTATGCGATCAAGTAATACAGCTTCATTATCTCTTCCTTTAATATCTTCTCTATAATTACTTATAGTTCTGTCTATTGATTCAGCAATTCTTTTGTTTTCTAAATCAGAAGCGTCCCAATCATTAAAAGATTTTTTGCCTCCTTCACGTATAAAATTATACAAAAGGTGGTTAGTAACTAGTTCTACTTCTTGTGCAGTAAATTCGGAGAATTTATATTTGTCAATATAATCTCTATCTCCATTTTTGTCAGTGAAGAACCACATATTTGTGGTTAAGTCTTGTTTAAGAAGTGGCTCACCATTAGTTTTTAATAATCCTACTTTTGGTAAATTCTTCTTGTTTGAGTTTTTGTAATTATATTCCCAGTCTCCAAACCTTTTCATGAAAGAAGGGCCAATGACTTTTGCGTAAGCAATTTCAGCAGCCTGTTCATCTTGAAATATTTCTTTGAGCTGATCATACAATTCGGATTTTTTCCCATTTGCGATGTTCAGTACATTACATTCCATTATATATGTGTATTAATTATTTTTTACATTTAGGCTGTTTTTTGTCATCTTCTTTTTTAACAGCATTGTCATTTTGAACTTTAGTGTTATTAGGTTTTGCACTATTTGTTGATCCATCACCAACACTTTTTCTTCTAGTTCTAATTTTTCTTACTTTAGACGAAGGTATATCTTTTTTAGCAGGTGTGCTAATTTTAGTATCATCAACTTTTGAGGATTTTAAAGTAAAACCTGATCCTTCGTTATCCGCGTCAAAAAGGTATTGGTTATTTTCACGCTTCAATCTTACCTTTCCTACTTTCTCACTTCTATCAAGAATTTCATATTCCAAACCAGTGTCTTCATGTATAACTACATCTCCGTCATTAAACTCAGATAGAGGTTTTGGTTCTGGAGACTGTTTCTCGATAGCAATAGCAACCTTAGCTCTTTCATCTTGTCTAAACTGAGGCATTTTTCTTTGTTCAGCGGTTAAGCTTTTCCACCAATCAATAGAATCTTTTACAGTATATAAAGCAGGTTTAGTTACACCAGACATATCTGGTGCTTTTGTATTTTCAAGAGTAATTTTATTTACAACTTTCATTGCAACATTTTTATCAATAGCAGGTGCAGGCTTGCCTAACGCTGTTATTTCTTTACCATCCCATACATAAAATTTACCTGGAAATTGTTTTTTAAGCTCAGCATTAATTTTCATTCTTAATCCAGCGTCATCATCTGTAATAAGACTATCAGGACTAACAGTTGCTGTGTCAACAACAGTTTTAACCACCTCTCCTTTTTTAACTTTAACTGGTTTAGCAGGAACTTTACTGTCAACAGGCTTAGCATATATCTGAACTCTTCTTCTTTGTCTTCCAGATTCTTGACCACCAGCAGCTTCATATTGCTCAATAGTTTCAGTATCAAATTCAGGTGCACCAATTACTACGTTAGTATTAATAATTCTGTTGTCCATAACAAAATCTCTATACCCTGGATAATCTTTAGTGTTATTCCACATGTTAAGATTAAACTGTCTTCTTTTTGTATCTCTTAAGAAATCGACTAATTCTTGTCTTTTAGAAACTCTATTATCTGGTTTTATATGATTGCCTTTATCACCAAAATACAAATTAATACCACTCATATATAATTGTGATGTTAATCCTTCAGTTTTTTGACTAACATATACAAACATGTTAATTATATCTTTAAGTTCCGGATCACCTTTAAGAAATTCAACTTCAGGCTTTAATTCAGTACGAATTCTTTCTTGTAATTCAGGGTCTGTTAATGATAAAGGTGTTGATAAATTATATTTCTTTTTACCTTTCTTTTCATTAGGCACAGCAATGTCAATTAAAATATCAGCTAAAGTCTCAGCCTGTTCATTAGTATTCTTAAGGAAATTTAATCTAACAGGAAATGGTGTACCATCAGCTTTTCTTAATAAAACAAATAATCCACCTCTATAAGGCATAGGTTTGCCATCCTCATCTTTTACAGAAAATTCTGTTGCTTCAAATCCTTGAGATCTTACAGGTTTTCCACCAACTCTAGTTGCGTCATATAATTCTCCATCAATATTTGAATAAGCTATATGAGGAGTCTTTTTGCTGTCTTTAACTTGCTTTAAATCCTTAATACTATTTTCCGCTACCACTCCATTCTCATCTACTTGTGTTTGAAGTTGGCCCCCTGAAGTATGTTTTATCTCAGAAGAAACAACTTCTCCACGAAATAATCCATCTATAATATTTTTTCTTTCAGTAACATAATTCTCTTCATATCTTTTTTTGTCAATATCAGGAGCAGTATTTGCTGGTTTTTCTGGCAAATGACTAAAAATACCATTCCCATCTCCTATAAATACTTGTACAGGAAAGTGATCATAAACACTTTGAGGTATTTCAGATTTTTTAGCTTGAGCAGTTTTAAAATCTCTATATGCTTTTTTAGCCCTATCGGTGCCATATTTAATAAACTTTTGATCTACTTCATATCTTACTTTAGTTCCAATCTTAGAAGATCCATCTTTAATCCAATCTCTATAAGCTTTGTTAGTAACATTATTAGCATCAAGAAATGCAATACTTTTACCATTATTAATTTTAGTTTCTAATGCTTCTTCTTGCTTTTCCTGAACCTCTTCTTCGAACCAAGCTTCTTCTTCTCTATGCTCATCTTCTAATGCTTCTTCAACAGGAACAACAACATTATTAGCTGGAGTTTTAATGTTTGCATTTTTAGATTGAGTTTTAGTCTTTAATTCTTTTTCAGCTTCCTCAGAAGCCTCTGTTGCTAAAGCCTCTTCTTCTTCTTTTTGTAGAGCAGCTATTCTTTCACCTAATTGTTTTAATACAGTATCTTTCTCACTCTTTTTTGAGTATCCAGTCACATCACCCTTTTCAACTCTTGACTTAAATTTTTCAAGTAAAGCTTTGTCAGTAGTATTATTAATCATTTGAGCAGTTTGCTTATTAATTAATGCTTTCTGAAATTCTTTATCATTCAATCTTGTCAATTGCATGGTATTTTCAGTAATAGCATCATTAAGTTCTAATTGCTCTAAATATCCATCAGCTATTTCAAATTGAGTATCTTCATTATATACTTTTCCAGCTCTTCTATTTCCTTCTTTTTCATCAGATGTTAATCCTCCTTTAACTGGCTTACTTAATTCTTTAACTTCTTTTTCTAATTGAGATAAATCATAATTATGATTTTTAATTATTTCAGATTTAAGTGCCCTGCTCTCTTTATCTACTGCAGTTTCTAAAGCCTCAGTTTGTCTTCTTATAGCTTCTTTTGTAGCAAGTATTTTAGACTGAACATCTTTTCTTTTCATATATCTATCAGTTGGTTTTCTGATAGCATCATGCTTAATATCTTTTATTCTTTTTTCTTGCTCTTGTTTAGATTTTGTAATTCTTTCAGAGTGTTTGTTGTTTTCATATTCAATACGAGACATAGCTTTTACTATGTTGGCATCAGTATTTTTATTCTTAGCTTTATTTAAGTTTTTATAATGAATTTCTTTTACCTCTTCTGCAATTTTAAGTGCACGGTCAGCTCCTTCTTTAGCAAGTTCTGAGTTCCACTCGTATCCATTATCTTTTTGAAATTGCTCTTGCTCTTCAGCAGTCATTTCAGGGCCATTTTTAATAGCACTCATAACCATTTCTAAGTTATCGCTATCAATACCATCAAGAACCATTTCTAAAATGATTTCATCTTGAGCCATTTCTATTTCTCTTTCAGTTCCATTTACATCTGCTTGATTTTTTTGGATTTGTAGAGCTGCTAATACCTTATTTCTATCGCCTAATGCTGTATTAAAATTTTCTGATGCACTAGCTTCAAATTCTTTTTTATCTTTAGATTTAAACGCGTCATTTACTTTTGGCCCTACTGCTTGAAATACAGATCCACCTAATCCACCAAATAGCATTGATGTCTTAGTCTCATCAGAACTCATTATTTCAGATAATTGATTATCGTACTCTTCTTTAGAAATTAAACCTGCACGTAATTCAGTTCCTAGTTTAGCTTTAGATGATATATAACTTTGATATCCTTCTTCACCAGCTTCAGATAAAAATGTGCCAGCTATTGCTCCAGCTTTTTTAGCCCATTGTGGTACATCAAGACTAGTAGTAAGTTTCCTTGCTACCTCCATTTGTCTTGTTACTGGATTAAATACTTTACCGATTGATAAATATTGAACCATATCTTGAGCTAACATTGCCCAACCATGCTTATAGTTTTCAGAAGCTCCTTCTGCAGCACTTAATCTAGCTTCTTCATCTGTAAATAATTTATTTGTCTTTGGATTAATCTCTGTTAACCTAGTATTGTATATATCTTCAAATGTACCAGAAGCTTCCATTGTATTTTCAATGTGTCTTGATACAACTGCTTGTGTAATGCCTTCAGTCATCCATTCAGCCTGAATACCCATTTTCTTAGATATATCAAATGCTTCTTTAGATATTTCTCTTCCTAATTTTTTGCCAACACCTCTACCAGCTCGTCCAGCAATTTTACTAACACCACGACCAAGCATACCTAATCCTTTAGTTGCTGCCATAGACGGCAACATCATAGATAAAGTAGAAGCAACAGAAACAGAGTTTTTAAACCAGTATCCTGAATCTAATAAATTCATTTCTCCTGGTGTCTTTTCATATATTTGTGTAGCATCTTGCGTACCTTCTCTTATAGACTTACCTATATCAGAAAACCAGTTAGCAAATTCTTTTTCATCACCAGATACAAGATTAGCCATTCCTTCCCAATCTAATAGATATCCAACACCTTCGATAGTTCCACCAACAATTTCACCAACAACAGCTTGAGTAATAGCATTACCCAACTGGTCAGTCCATGGTTGTAATTCAGCTCTTCTAGTATTTAATCCTCCTTGAATTTCATCAATAGTGGCTCCGTCATCCCATTGAGAATCACCTAATCCTGAATCACCAACATTAACCCTTCTATTCCAATCAGCATTTTTTCCCGGATCACTTGGTAATACACTATTGAATTCTTCTTCAGAAAATAAATTACCTTCAGGATTATCTACTATGTCTAAACTACCGTCTAGTAAGTCATCTAATTCATCCATTTTATTGGTTTTTTTGAGATTTACCTAATACTTGTTTTGAGTTAGCAATTTGATCATAATGACTTGTTACTTTATTAATACTTCTTTGCATCTCATCATCATACATTAATTTATATACTTTAGGCAAAACTGGTGTTCCATCATCATTAAGTGCTATTTGTATAGCACCACTTCCAGGAACTCTTTGAAAGTTTAATTGGTCTATTTCTTCTTTAGAATACTCTGTTTCACTTCTAATTGTAGCAGCTTCGTAAGTTTTGGTTTGTGGATTAAGTTCAGTAACAACCATTTCATTTACAGGTATTCCTGATGCAGAACGAATCATATGTTTATTATAATTTTTCCCACTCTTAATAGCCTCATTCATTCTTGATATAGAACCAAGCAATTGTCTAGGATGACCATCATTTTGAACATACACTATTGGAGTATCACCTTTATCATATTTTCCAGTATTTTCATCTATTTCAATCTGAACTACAAATGCACCAGGCATTTCAATATGTCCTGGGGCAAATCCAAGAACTTTTCCTTTTCTCATTAAAGAATTAAATTGATCTAGCTCTAAGCCCATTTGACTAGCAACTACATCTTTAGCTCCTATTTCTTTTCCTGCTATTTTCATAGTTTTTTGAGCAAAAGAACCGTTTGTATCTCCATCTCCTAATAAATCTTCACCTAATGCTACAAATGTATTATTTGGGTTAGAAGGTTTAATGACTTTAGACATTGTTTTCTCAGCCTTTAAAGCACCATTTTTATATATATCATAAACTTCTTTATCAGTATAAGGTAAATTAGTTTCTGGGTTTATTGAGCTTAATACAGGATTAGCTTTTCTTAATGAGTCTAAACTTTCTTTTAATTCTGCAACTTCTTTATTTTCTTTTTCATATGACTTATTTGCCATATCAAAAGTTGCTAATTCCTTATTTTTTTCTTTCCAAGGTATTGGAAGATTTTTAATTAATTCTCTATCTTTTTTAATTCTATCTTCTCTTTCTTTATCATATTGTGGAGAGACATCTCTCAATTGACCACTAGTAAACAATACATTTGCTCTTTCTTCACTAGGTAAATTAAATGCTTCATTCCAAATACCATCTTGATATGTTATATCAATAGTATCCCATTGTTGAGAAGGATCTATCATACCTTTTGTTGGATCTAAAGATGTTGGTTGAGGTTGCATTCCTGATGGTAATAAAGTAGATTTTTCATTAATATCTTTACGTTGAAATACATTACCTGCAGATTGAGCAGATTTCATTATCTCTTCTTCTGCATTAGCAATACCTAATCTTTCCATTTCTTGAGCATAAGCCATTAAATCTTGATCACCTTTTAAAGCTTGAGCAATAACTTTTTCTATATGCTCAGCAGGTAATGTTTTATGAATATAACTACCGTCTCTATAATATCCATTTTCATCAACCTGAAGTCCTGTAGCTTTAGCAATCTCCTGTGGTGTCATTTTAGACGCAATATCTCTACCGCGTTGCATTATATCAATATGAGCTGCACCAACATAGTCTTGATACTGTCCGCCTTCAGTAACACCTTTATATTGTGTTAATGCTTCTTGAAGTCCTAATCTTTTTTGGTCAGCAGTTAAATCTTTACGATTCATTATGTTTTTCTCATTCTCCTTATATTGATTATATGCGGCAGCAGCCTGACCTGTTTTACCTTCTAAACTTAATTCATTAGTCTTTCTATTACGTAAGCCTTTTACTCTATTAATTAAGTTTCTATCAACTCCACTATTCATTAGTTGATCTGATAAACTTCCTGCTTCTTTTTTAAACGCACCAATTTGTCCAGATACGTAATCTTTATCTGGGCCTAATGCTTGAGATTCTAGTGCTGCAAATTCATCTAATGCCAATTGTGCTTGGTCATCTTGCTGTTGCTTAGCTAGAGGCACCATCATTATCTCGTCAAGAGATAAGGGTTTAAAAGATGAAGTAGTAATATCTGGTGTTATTCCTGCCATGATGTAAATATATTAATTTTATACTGTTCTTGCTGCTTTTCTTGCTGCTTTTTTTCTTTTCTCTGAATCTAAATGTTGTCCTTGTGCTCCGTATGATAATCCCATTAATTCAGGATATCTTTTAAACAACTCTTCTCTGCCTACTCCTCCAAGATCATTTCCTAGTTGAGAAAGTAATTTAGATTTATTAGTTTGATAGCCTGCATCTAATTGCAAATTAGTCATTTTTTCAGTATTAGACTGATTTAAATTAGCTTGGTCAACACTTAAATTAAATTGTTGTCCTGCTCTTTTTTCTTGTCTATTCTCTGCACCTGCTGATTGATAAGCCTGTGATTGAGCTTTTTGTCCCTGTAATTGAGATGCCAATAAATTAGCTCGAGCTGAAGATCCTGAACCACCAGTAGAGCTTAATATTGCATCGCGGTTATTTAATACACCTTTTTGTACTGTATTTTGCAATCCTTTCTCATCAACTAATTGCTCATTATACCTGTTACCTAATCTATCAAATCCAGCCTGTTCTGGTTTTTTAAGATTAGCAAGCTGAGCTAAATTCATTGCTGCGGGAGCATATCTTAATAATTCTGTAGGATTAAACTTAACATCACTACTAAAATCAGGATTAGCAGGATTCATTCTGTTATTTAAGTCATCACCGATATTATCAACATTCTTTTGAAAATACTCTTCTTGTAGTTTTTTATCTGTAAATTCATTATTTCTAACTGAATCACTAAGAGGGTTTGATTTAAGATAATTTTGTATTGATGGTTCAGTCTTTTCTTCTAAACCTGTATTAGCTAACCAGCCTCTAGTACCTAATGGATTTTTTGGATCTTCTACACCTTTACCTTGAAATTCAACTGGATTTTGCCACATACGTCCAGTATCCTTATAATGCTTATATTCTTTTAAAAATTGTTCTGAATCTTTAATTGGATCACCACCATCAGCATACATATTGCCTCCTTTCTTATAACTATTAGTTGAAGCGTTATGTTGATATAAATCATTGTTATAGTCAGCTTCTTGAGCATCTTTTTGTTTCCTTGCTCCGCCAACTAATCCAGCAACTCCACCAACTACACCTCCAATAGCAGCACCCCATGGGCCAAATGACATTCCTGCTTGAGCACCTGCCATAGCACCAGAAGCTGCACTAGCACCTTTAGACGGTACATCTGGAGCAGCAGTCTTACCACTTGTGTCAATTCCTGTATCACCAAAAGCCATATTAGCAAGACCTAATGCTCCAGTTGCTGCACCCATATATCCTCCTACACCTGGCCCCCCTGTTCCTACTTGGGGAATATCGCCCCCATTGTTAAGTTGGTTTGACGCAGGCTCAGAGCCTAAAGGCTCTGCACCATTTTCAGCGTCGGCTGAAAATTTTGCCGCCTGCTGAGGTTTAGTTCTTGCTTCTTGAATAGACTTAACGTGTTCTTGAGCTTGTTTTAATCTACCTTGTAGTTCATTTAGAGTAGCAATATCTTCAGGACTATTTCTTCCTTCAAATCTTTTAGCTATTAATGCACTAGCCTCTGAGAATGATTTCCCTTTTAAGAAAGCTGGTAAATTGAATTTTTTAATTATGTCCATAATATTATTTTTATGCTAGTCTGTAATCTTCTATTGACTGTGGTTTATTAACTGAAGCTAATGTATTTAATGCCTCTACTATTTTATCGTTGTCAAATGTTTTGTAAAAGTTTTCATCACCAAGTTTTTTACTTTTAACTCTTCTTTTTAACTCTTCAACATTTATTTGTTCACCAGGTTTAATACCTAATTTTTCTCTAAACTCAGCAAAGTTACCATAAGCTTCATGTGGTTTCTTCATATAGTCTTTTACGTTATTAAATACATTCTTATCTTTTTGACGATAAGGATTGCCTAAAATATTTAATAAGTTTTCTCCTTGAGCAGCATCAAACATAGATGCGTGTACTCTTTCATGAGTTTCAACACCTGCTTTATTTTGATAAGCTGAAGGAAGATTTATTTTATTACCCTTTGAATCATAAGATGCTTTAGAGTCTTTTACAGTATTTCCTTCAACTATGTCTGGAGATAATCCTCGTAATATCATATTATCAATATCTTCATCAGATAATTGAGTTTGCTCTTTCATTTTATTTCTAGTCCAAGGGTCATTATATCTATTTAAGAATTCATTAGAACCTTCATTTTTAGTAGCTAAATCAAAATTAACATTATCATCTTTTTTAGTAGTGACAGTGTTCTCATACATAAACTGTTCTCTTACATCAGGAACATCAAATGTTTCAGAAGAAGTTGTATAGTTATATCCAGGTTCTGATTTAGTAAATTGTAATGGTTTCTTTTTTGGGTCAACACCTCCTATTGGAATTATTGGATCATTATTTGGAGGATCTGTTAAATCACCACCTTCAGCAAATACATTCTCTTTTTTACCATCATCACTAATATAGGTGCCATCTAACGAGAAAGAATTGGAAAAAATATAATCGTCCCACTTAGTTTCTCCTTCTTCAACGAGATTAGGTTTACCATTTGCTCCTGTTCCTTGAGGAATACCACCATTAGGATTCTCTTCATGTGAACCACCTCCTTCAAATATATTAACTAATTCATTTGCACCACCTGTTCCGCCAGTCATTTGACCACCATTCTTAAACTCATTTATAAAATCAAGTCCACTAGAATCTTGTGGTAAGTTTTCTTTTAGATTAACTTTAGTGATACCCTGTTGATTCATTATTCTTGGCTTTGCAACATTTGTAGCATCCACCTGAACTTGATTCATGCCCTTTTCACTATAGTCATTAGTTTTAGTTTCTTTTGGTATGTTATTTTCTGAATTATATCTATCAAAATGCTTTCTAAACTTCTTCACGTATTCTCCTGCTGTTGCATTTACTCTACCAGGAACTTTAAATGTATTAGGGTTTCTTAAATATTTACGCGTATTACCGGGGCCTAAAAAATGTATTAACGCTGTTAAATCACTAACATCGTGATTAGAACCAAACTCTTGCTTTAATTTTTTAGCATAATTTACTCCATAAGTATATCCAGAGAGTTTTCCACCTAAAGCTTTATCCATAATACGTTCTTGAAGATTTGTATTATTCATAAAGTCTCTTTTAGAAACCCCTTTCATATCAGGATCTCTTTTTATAAGCTCATAAAGAAAATGATATTTGCCTGCGGCAGAAGAATTTGGATTATCTAAATATTTTCCACCAGAAGACTCAATCATACTTATAGCATGTTTGTAAGCTTTTGAATTAAAACTACTGCTTTTTTTCTTATCCTTATCTTTATCTTCTATTTCCAAGGTTTTATTTTTTGATGCTTTAACGTTAATACATAAGATAATGTTCCGTATCCTACCTTAAATGTTCTCCATCCTCTCCATATTCTAATGCCTAATATTTTATAATCGACAATTTTTGTTTGACTATATCTAAACATTAGTTTGTTTTTTCCTTTTGCATAGAACCAAATATAACCAGTTCCTATAATTGAAGTTTCATAAGAAATAAAATCTCCTTTATTAACTTGCCATTTATCTTCCCATGGAAACTTAGGTATATATTTTAATCCAGAGTCAACAACCCATATTCCATCTTGAGAAAGTTTTGTTTTATAAGATGATAAATTAAGAGTAAATTCATGATTTATTTTCCATAAATCATCTATAACAGTGGTTACTCTATCTATGTTATTATTACCAACTTCTGCAGGTGTAGAATCTACTAAGAATTTACTTCTTTTAAAATTCCATACAGAATTTCTTGTATGCCAGTTCCACGCTATCCAAAAGTTTTCTTTTTTAGAATTTGGGTTACCTCCTTTTTCAATTATATAAGAAGAGTAATCTGGTGCCCAACCTTCTTTAGCTTCTCTCTCATCATCCATCCATATCCAAAACCAACTATCTTTACCTTTATGTCTAAATAGCCAAGCAAAGTTAAACATTAACCATGCAGTAGAAAAACCAAAAGCTCCTACTAATACGGAGCCTTTGACAAAATTCCAAATACTTTTAATTTGTTCTTTATTATAACGCATAATACAAATATATGAAAACTAACGTATCTTGTCAATATTTTGTATCACACACAATTAGTGTTGTGTGTAGAATATTGTTATGTCATGTAAGATTAATTTCTTGCCATCAGGGTTATTAAATGTGAATTCAGCAAACCCCCAAGTACTACGAACTCTATCGCGAGAACTAGATTGACGAGGGAAGTTTATTTTCCAATTTCTAAATTTCTTCCACATATTTTGTCTCATTACCAGATTGACCTTTCCTGAGTCTTGATAATCATTATAAACTCTCACTTGAGTTAATCCTTGATTTGGTAGCTCTATTCCATTTTTGGTAAGCTCTAGTTTAAATGAAGCACTATTAAGTATAATTTCATTTCCTGCAGGAGCAACATGTAATGTAATTGAACTATCGAATAACTCACCATAGAAACTATTAGCATTGCCTTTAAAGTGTTCCCATAATGATGTGCAAGAAGAGTTTGTAGAAACTAATACAGACCCCTTGTTTATATACCAAGCAGGAACGTAATCATAGAAACTAATAAAAGCACTAACCTTTTCATTGAATCCTAATGTAAAGCTATCAGTTGACTGTACGAAAGAAAAGTAAACATCTGAGTTTACAGGGTTATATCCTAATGATACTCCTGTGCCTAATACAGCATTATCATTTATTAATTCATCGTAGTTAATTCTGTTTAATAATTCATGATGGAATCCGTGTGCATCAGAAAGTCTGCCTACTTTAGCACCGTCGAATACCATAATACCTCTATTTATTAAATCAATAAAATAGAATGCATTTTCTGCAGTTACAACACCCCATTTATTTAAGCATCCAGTAGTTGTGCTTTTATAATGATAATCATGTAGTATTCCTCCAGTACCAAGCTCTATACCGATTGCATCATCCGCTTGAACTTGAACTCGAGGATTAATAGCAATATGAGCTACTGCAGTATCTTGTAAACAAAATATTTCATCATTTAAATTTACAACTGCATTAATAGGCCCAAATTTACCATCTAAATCCATAGTTTCATTTTCAAGGAAATCTGTCCAAGAATCAATAAACTCACCTGGAATTTTTACTTTAGAAGCTATTAATCTGCCGTCAAACTCTTGTATTTTTTTAATCTTAGATCCTAAGCCAACAGACTTAAGTAATGTAGGTTGTTGAGAATACACTGTATTATATTGTTGGTATTCTTCATATTTTGGTTGCCATCTATTATCCCAACTACCAATTGATAAATCATTTCTACTTTTTAAATCAACAGTTGTTTCAACTTTTATAGAAACTATTTCAGATACAATTTGATAATCTACATCTTGAATTTCAGTATTATCTTTAACTAACTTAGTAAAGGTAAATGTATTTACAAATGTATCACCCGGAGAATCTATAAATACAGAATTTGTTGCAATCTTAGTAAACTCTCCTATTTCTATATAAGCAGCATTAGATTTAGATTCAAATGACATACCTCCATATAGGCCACCCAAATATAATAGATAATCTTCTTTTACAAATTCAGCAATAAGAACACCATTAGTAGCTCCAGTTAATGCTGCAGAGTGTATTTGCTCAATACTTCTACGAGAATCTATTGGAGCACTTGAAAGGTCGTCCCCTTCAGCAAATGTTATACACTTAGCACCAATAGTGTTACATCCTTTAATTCTTTGTTCTGCATCATTATTTACAGCTTCTGTATCAACCCAATTATCCATTCTCATGCTTTTTAGGTTGTTAGCGTATCTTAATTTAAAATCATTATTGTATGCTGTAAAGTCTGCACCTTCCTGAGTTAATTCAGGAGATCCGTATATATCATAATCTGTTCTACCAGTTGCAGGATTAAAATCACCAGTAAATTGTCTATAAACTTGATGTGTAGCATGTTCATTTTTTGAGTTAACTGGCCCGAAAAATCCTTGATCTGATAAATTATTAGGACTTCCACTTAAAGTTACAGGATTAACACCTGGACTAGCACTGGTAATTCCGTTTAAAAACTTAACTTCTTCAATACTTACTGATGTCAGTGGGTTAGTTTCAGTTGACCAATTGGCTATATAATCTTGCTCCATCAAACCCAATACTCTTAACTTGTAGCTAGAATCAATTGGGTTGTTTCTAAATAAAACTTCTGGACTAAAGAATTGCATTAATCTATTATGCTGAAAATTTTGTGCCCTATGATCTTTTGTAGATGAAGGAGCAAATCCTTCTGTCTTATTGCTTCTTGTTTCTGTACCATTAGCTGTACTTTCTGTAGCTAAAGACCAGTAATCTTTACATTCGTTAAAAGGAACCACTCTTTCGAAGGTTCTTACCATAGATGGAAGAATATCAGATTCATTTGAATTCACCGCGTTCTTTCTTGATTGTAGTGTAGAAAACTTTTCTCTATGAACATAATTTGCTATCATAGGATTAATAAATCCTTGAGCAAATATAGTTTGATCAACTAAGGTTCTGTCAGCTCTTAATATTTTATAGCCAACAGGTTTATCATCTTCAGTTGCAAAATTATTTGAATCATTAAACCATACATAAAATTCAGCAGTTAATGTAACGCGTAATTGATTATAATTGCCTTGTAAGTTTCCTTCAGGTGCACGTAAATCCATTACCCAAGAAGGGTCAGATTCTTGACCTCTTCTATTGTAAAACTTTATTCCTAATCTATAAAGCTCTCTATCTTTTAAAAATTGTAAATCTTCAGCCTCAGAGTCTGTTAATGTTGATTGAACAACCTCTACTTCCACATACTTCCCCGTTGCACCTAAAGTTGTGCCATCGTCTTGAAATTTATAATCATCGTAATTTTTATTAATAGCATCATGAGAAGGCGGTAATATAAAATCAGGGCCTGTTATAGTAGATGAATTTCCTAATACATTATCCGATGAGCCTAAATAAGCATTGTCTAATACTTGACAAGTTGATCCAGAGTTAAATGAATAAGCTCTGGTATCTAAATCAACTTCAAATTTACTTGAAGTAATATTTATTGGAAATAATCTGTTGTCTTTTGTTGCAATATGTTTTGGAACAATTGGGTCTGAACCAAGAAATATAAATGCTTCTAACGATATATTAGTTTGACTAGAATCATCATCAGTAATTAACATAGAATTATAATCATCTATTTGTTTATCTGCTACAATTTTTATTTCAGGATCTTGATTTAATGATGTGTACTTTATTGAATACAATTTTATATTAGTAAATTTTTCATCAATACTTGGTATATTAACTTGAACTGATTTACCAAGAATTTCATTTACTGCACCACCTCCTAGTCCATTTCCTTTGTCAATAGAAATTAATTCTGATGCAGGAGATATGGTTGTTTGAGCACCATTTAAAATATAAAGTCCATACGCATATTGAATCATACCTGAAGTATGTGATCCGCCAGATACAACACCATTAATTATTGGTTGAGATAACGTAAATGTTGATACTGTGTCAATTGAACTTGAACTTAAGTCAATTAAGTTTTCTCTATCACCATTTGCTATACTTTGTCTTAAATTTAAAAACCTAAGTTGATGTTTACCATCAACAAAATATATTTTCTGTATAACTGAATTTTCATAATTAAATAATATTTGAACTAAATTTTGAGTCGATAAACCTAAATCACCCATATACAGTAAATTTAAATCAAATTCACCATCATTTAAATTTGTTAATTCCCAAAAACAATCCCATCCGTTATTATCTGTAGTAACAATTAGTGCAGAATCTCTAAGCTCTTTAGTACCTATAATAATTTGCTGTCCTGAAGTTTTAGACACTGGAGCAGCAGTAGTATCAACATAAGTTTCTTCTAATTCACATCTAGGTATTACATTTGTTTTAGTAGAATAAGTGAGGCTTTTAGTAGTCGTGCCAACAACATATTCTATTCTAGTATCTTCAAAATTAAATACTGGAGTAGGAACAGAAAAAACCAGTTCATTACCGGCTTCATTTGTAACTGCAAAAGAACTCTTTTGATCAGTTGCTAATATTCTGATATTCTTGGCATCAAAGTACTTATCATTTTGGAGATCACTCGCCAAATCTTTTGACATTCCTTTGTACGTAGCCTCATGTTTCTTTATCATCTTAATTGACTCTCATTTGTTCCTGTTGTCCTAAGAATTCAAATCTTCTTTTAAATTCAGTAGTACTTGGAAGTATTTGTGTAATCATGTTTGTTAACGTTTCCATCTCATCTGCACTAGGTAATTTGAGATTGGCATCTGCTTGTGCTACATTAAAACAATAATCAGTTTCAGCTTTATTAAGCTTTCTATCTGATAACATGTCCATATCATTCAAAATGTCATACCATCTATATTTTATATAACTTTCAACACATCTTAATAATGTTTCATTATCTAATACAAGTGGATAGCACTCTTCATCTGTTGCAATAGCTTTATAAATTACATTGATTGATCCTTTTTCGAAATTTACAGTAACATACTTACTGTTTAATCCATATGTATAATCCTTTCTAGTGGGTAACTTATTACCTACATGAAAGAATTCTTGAGATATATCTTCAGTAGCAGTCAATGGAATTGGCTCAGCACCTAAATCAGTTCTAGCTATTCCATCAATTTTAATCATATCAACAGGCTTAAGTGCCCTGTAATTGACAACATTTAATCCTTCTCTTCGCGTAACAAATATGGAAGGAGCTTCAAGTAATCTTAATACTTGTATTGCATTATCTACAATAAATTCATAGCTTAAATCCTTCATTAAAGGATTTCTCATAAGTCTATCAGCTACCATTTTTATACTTACTAAATTGCTTGTACTTGCCATGTTATTTTATTTTAAGAATGCATCAATACGTCCTGCAAATATAGACCTTGATAACTGTCGTTTCAAATCTCTATTAAAACGAAACTTATAAATGCTTTTATTTTTAAAGTTTGCTTTAGATCTTTTATAGAATATTCTGAAAGTATAACCGTCAGTATGTTCATTTGTGTATCTAATTTTTGTTTTTTTTAATCTAGCTGATTCATTTTCATCCCATAATGCTCTTGTAGCTTTCCAATTGACAGGAAGATTATTTATGATTTTTCCTTCATCATCTATTTTTACTTCACACTTTACTTTACGTAATTCAACTTTCCCTATTTTAAAAGGGAAAAAATACTCAGCTCCTTTTGTAGATATCCTATCTCTTACGTGTCCATTAAATTCTCTTAGTATTTTTCCGTAAGTGGCTCTGGATACTAATTCTTTCATTTTAGGATCAGAAGAAAAATGCTTATAAAAATCACCGCTACCGTAATCAGTTTTTATTCTGTGTATTCTAGTGTCACTATTGTCTGTCATCAGTAGCATTATTAATTACATCACCTGGTATTGCAAGTGATCTTGTTAAATCTTTCATTACTAAATCAACAACAACATCTGCCATAGCACCTTCAATTGGATAGTCAATATCCCATACATCAATAGACATGTCAGTTTCATTACACATAAGCTCATTTGCTATATCAGGTTGCTCGTAAACATCAGTGACCTTTATACTCTTAAGGAATCTGTGTTTATTGTCCTTAGAGATAAGATATAGCCTTCCATCAAAATCAACAGCACAATAAGTTAAGTGTTGTGTAAACTTATTTTCAAATAAATAAGGAACTCTTTCAATAGCAACTATATTTAATTCAATTACTGTACTATCAGATTTACGTACATTAAGCGGGCCTTCTTTTCCCTTTATCTTTATAGATTTAGGTAATGATACTGATGTGGCTAATATTTTTCCACCACAGGAATAACCACTAACTTTATCGACTAATTCTAAACCAATACAAAGTTCTTGCTTAATATCAATAGGCATATGCCATCCTTTGTTTGCATACTGCTGTTTTAATAACATTGCTCTTTTTGTATCTATTAGACTAGAAACTAATTCTTCAGTAATTTTAGTATCATCACTAAACACTTTTAGTTTCTCAAAAACTGTATAGATGATTTCTCTTTTAGTCATTGTTCTTATTAATATAATCTACCACCAAACCAAAATGTACCATCTTGATTAACGTAGATTTGTGTTATGTTACTTCTTCCTTGGTCATCAATCATATTGATTACAAAACCATTTGCCCACTGAGCTTTCATTGGTCTTGGAGCATAATTAAATGCTGCCGAATTATAATCTGCACATCCACCAATATTAAATGCAGACATGTTTCCTTCTCTGTAATTTTGTATTCTGTGAGTATGTACATAAGCACAAGATACTCTTAATTTATCTAAATGAGCTTTAGCATTATGAATGCTAAAATATATTCCATGGAATATTTGAAAATCGTTACCTAATACAAAATAATCTTGTGACCACTTATTCTTTACTTGATAACCTCTTTCTTCTAACAACATACCTTCCATTGGAGAAAGTAAAGGTGTTTTTGCATTATTCATGTCCTTCATCCACCTGTTGTGTCTGTCTTCATGATTACCATACAAGTAAGTCTTCCAAACTCCATCAGGTAAATTTTGCTCGAATAAATCTAATTCTTCATTACAAGCGTCATATTCCATATTAAGAGTTAATCCAGGTACTGCTGTGAATTTTCTATTATCATGACTTGATAAAGTATTCATATCAGCAAAGTCGCCCATTAAATGAAATCCCTTTATATTATATTTATAATCACGCATTAAGTTTCTAATACCAGTATGTAGTCTTTTGTTATGAAAAGGAACATGATTACACCCTAGTAATATATGCATTCCAACTTGGTCTTGTATAGAAGGATTTTTTGCAAATCTTGGTTCTCTTCTTTTCCTTAGAGTTGGTGCAAAAGGTGTATTTTCTAACTTTTCTTTATTTGCTTCAACGTGATCTCTAAAATCTTCAACTACATCTCTTGATAATAACGGCTTACTCTTTTGATGTTTTACTTCATTTTTAACTTCTTTTTTAGCTTTTCTTATTAATTCAATTGGAAATATTCTATTCTCATGATTAAACAATGCATGAGCACATCTTTCGTTTCCTTTTTTTAAATAACCTTTTTTATTTCTAAGAAAACCTTTAATAATATCTAAATCTTGCATTTATTATTTTTTAGTTAAAATATTGCTTAATAACAAATATAGTTAAAACAATGATGTCAGCCAAATATATGTATCATCAACTTTAGTTATAGTTAACAAAATAACTGTGAATGATAATGATTAATAGTTGCTGTATCAAGCAATGCTCCTCCCTCAGAATCATATAGTCTAGCTACAACAGTAGTTAGTTGACTATTTAATATTTCATCAGGAGATACAAATCCATTTATAGAAAATTCCCATTGCCAATTTTGAGTGTTATCAATTGCTATTCCATTTGTAAATACTCCTACTGGAGAAGTTTGATTAATAGTACAATTAACCGGTATATCAAATTCAATCCAAGCTGTAGTTAATGTTTTAGCTGAAAACCTCCATGTATTATCACATGGTTCACTTGTAAGTGAAGTGCTTGTAACTTTTCCGTCACCTGGCTCTCCACTAGGAGCTTCTGATAATATTTGTATAGTTATTGTTCCCATATTATTCTGTATGTATTCCAGAGCCTGAATCAGCTACTGAAAAATCAAATGATAAATTTTGTAATGTTGTAACTCCTAAATCTGGTACATAAACTAAATATCCTGCAGCAATTTCTGCAACAGTCATTTCTTGACCAACAATAACGTTAGTTCCATTAAATACAAGATTACCATTTGTAGGAAGACTCAATACTTTCACCAATGAAGCTGGGTCACCTTCTGGATCAACATAAGCAGGTGTAGTTCCAGATGTAAAATCAGCCACTGTAAATGTTTTAGATTCTCCATAAGGAAGTACAAATGTATTATCTCCAACTACGCTTGGAGGTAAATTTATAGCTTCTGCAATTGACATCGTAATTATCCCTGTAGACAATCCGCTTAATGAATTAGACCCTATATCTGCAGCGTCAAATTGAAATGTAAAATTTCCATCACCTGCACTTATATAGGTGAAATTCCCTGTTGATATTTGTCCTGAAGTTATTTGTTGCCCTAATACAACGTCAATTCCATTTAATTGTAAGGTTCCTGTAGAAGGCAATGTTAATATCTTTATTAAAGATAAAGCATCATCTTCTGGATCCGAATAAACTGGAGTTGTTTCAGTTGTGAAATTGGCTAAAGTAAATGCATGTGTTGTACCAAACGCAATATTTATTGTATTAGCACCTATTTGAGTTGGCCTCCCATTTTGAAGACCACTATTGGTTATCGTATATAACATTATTTATCTTTTAAATTATTGTACCCAAATCATTGAGCCTGTATCTCTAACACTAGCATTAAAAGAATCAGTTGTTATTCCATTAGCATCTGGTGCTGTATGGTAAAATGCTCCTGAATTTAATTCTGCCGCTGTTATAATTTGTCCTTCAACAACTTCTACACCTAAATAATAGTATGTTCCAACATTTGCTGTTGATACTTCATCTATTCTTATTGCGTCTAAGTCATTTGCCTCTGGATCAAAGTATGGTGCTATTGCTTCTGTAGTAAAGTCTGCAACAGTAAATACTGTTGTCACTCTATTTCCTGCGTATTGTGCTCTGTCTCCCACTGTTGCTGGCTCATTTGCTAATGTTATTGCTTCTACTGTTATATTCATACTTACTACATTAGATTCTAATGGTAATTGAGAATCTGAATCATATGCACTATAATTAAATGATACAGAGTATCCAGTGTCAACATCTCTAGTATATGTTAATAAAGTAGGATCAGGATATAATGTTCCTAATGATACTAAACTTCCATTATATTTTAATGTTCCTTGAACTGGTAACACCTTAATAACAAATCCACTTGCAGGCTGTCCTGAATCATCAGTAAATCCAGAAAGTAAATCCGCATAAGAAAATGTATAAACAGTATTAGGATCTGTTAATGTAACAGAACCTCCAGTTAATACCGGTGCTTCATTTCCATTTGTTCCGATAGGTATTTCAGGTATAGTTATAGTGCTATCAATATAGCTAGGTACTGCTTGCTTTTCTAAACATATAAAAGGATTCTCTCTTTGTAATTGAGCAACCATTTTATCAAGCCTTTGAAGAGTCGCGTATGTTTGTGCGTAACAAGAGTATTTATATATAAGTTTAAGAAGATGTATTTCATCTGTATTAGCCTCACCATAATGCTCTAATCTTGCTGTAATTTTATTTACAGAAGTAATAAATATTCTAGCATCTTTATTTTCCATTATACCGTTGTTAAGATACAATCAATAACTCCTACTGAAACTATATTACCTGCAGACGAAACGACAGGTTCTATGTCACCACAAGCATCACAATCAGAAGTTTCGATAGTAATAATTAAATTGTTAAGGTTTGTAATAGCGTCTTGGAATCTTCCTAATATTAACGCATTTTTTGTAGCTTCTAAATACAAATCAAATAATAATGCATTTTGAAAGTTTCCATTACAACTTAAGCAAGATAAATCTATATTTGCTATAAGTTTTGCTTGAACTACATAATATTGTGTAAGGTTGAATGTGGCAGTTATTAATGCTTCAGGTTCACTTGTGGTAATCTGAGCAAAATATATACCAGTAAAAGATGTAAGCCCAGCATCTTCTGCTGTAATTGTAATACTTTCTGTTTCTGAAATACCCGCTAATAAACTTGTTAAGTCAATAGATTGAGCAGGATCTTTATATGTTTCATCCGTCCATAGCAATAACTCTGTGACAGTTTGTCCAACAGTTACATTTACATCCAGGTCAATGGTTGCAAGATCACTCGCTACCAAAAATTTTGTTACATTTATAGACATTTATTTTATTCTAAATTAATTAATAAAAAAAGGGACTGGGAAATAAGCTTCCAGTCCCTTTTGTTTTTAAGTTTCTAAACTAACTTTATACTGTTGGCAAGGCATCTACTGAGCCTGCACCTAATATAGTATTAAGGTCTGCGATAAGACTGTTAGATACTGTGTTACCTGCTAAGTTAGTAAACGGCATAACAATAGTTAATCCTTTTTTAGATTTCTTAGCTTCATCACGTCCTTCATCAAAATAAGCTATTTCAACGATATTGTAAGTTCCACTTTTAGCAGATACTAAATCTGGACCAACAATATTATGTGGATAACCTGAAGTTCTGTAAGTGTCTCCTCTTTCTCCTAGTAAGAAATATTCCATTTCAACTACTTGATGTCCTGTTCCTACACCTGCACTAAATGGAGTTGTAACTGTAACAGTTGGATAAGTAGACGCAGAAATATCAACACTAAAGTTATCGTAAACTTTAATTTTTTTGTCTCCGTCAAAACTAGCATCATCTAATTTCCCAGTAACTACTAATGCGGCTGTAGCCCCAGTACCAGTTTTTGTGAAAGTAAAGCTAGGATTAGTAGATGCTGTTGCACCAACTTCTCTTGAAAAATTACGATTCAATGATGCAATAAGACCATCAACAATGGCTTCTTGATCATCACCAGTTACTGCTTTGTAGTAACCTTGTTTTAAGTAAGTATCTTCAGGAGATAAAGAACCATGTCCTTGAATCTCAATATTTACAGTGTACAAGCTGTTTAAATCAACAGTTAAAGAAGAAATTGTAACTACTTTAGGAGTTGCAGCGGCATAATTAAATGACTTTGAACTTACTACATTATCAGGTTTGATGGTATCACTAGAGATAATGTTTCCTAGTGCATCCTTTTGGTATAGTTTAAAAGCTTCACCAGCAGCCACGGCAGCACCGTCAGCTCCTAAGAGTACTAAACTATTGGCAGATCCTGCTTTTAAAGCAGCTAAATCCGCAACGTCTGCTGTACCTACGTACATGTGTCTAACTTGGTTTTGACCAGCTAATCCCATAATAAAAATTGTTTTTAATTAATAAAATTGTTTATGATACTGTTTTGTAAATGTATGAAGATAGTATCAAATCAACAAACATTTTTTAATAATATATTTTAAACTCTTGAATCTAGTTGCATTCTTGATTGTAAAGTTCCATCTCTATAATCTAATACAGCATTTTCAACAGCTATATTTATAATGTCTCGGTGAGCTAACGGGGCCAACTTACATGTTGCCACTGCTGTCTTACCTTCAATAGTTAATCCTAATCCTGCAACATCATCTGATAATGTTAAATCTCCAACAATTATTGGAGAAGGATATGAAATGTATCTAACGTTGTATCGAGATAATTCGTATTCTGATACTATCTCAACAGTAGTCTTAGAATTTTGTTTAGATAAATCTATTCTCCAAACTTTATTTCTATTAGGTTTTCTAAATGGATTGTTTTTGCTCAACATAAACTCATCATGAGTTGTTGGTATTACTGGAACAATTTTCCCATCTACCTTGCCTAATGAATCTGATAAAGTCGCAGTTTCTAATACAATATACATTGCTGAGTTACTTAACTCATAGAAAACAGATTCACTCACAAGTCCCCTTGTCGATGCTACTTGTGAGCTTATCTTTTCATCCTTAACTAATTCGTTTAATACTCTTCTAGCTTTTTCATTCTTTTCAAATGAAATAGTAGGATCTTTTAATGCATCATAATTAAATTTTACATATTGCTCTTGAGCAACTGTAAGATAAGAACTTATTTCAAAAGTATCTAAACCAGGTGCTCCTTCAAGGGCATTGTTATACCTGAGATTAAACTCTTCTTTTAATTCTGGTGCAGTCATTTAATCTTACTTTAAACTATTTTTAAGTTTTGCTTCTAATGCTAATCTCATTTCTTGACCCAAGTTACTTGCTAAGTATTTAGCAGCAACATCTAAGTATGGAGTATCTCCATCAGAAATAGGCTCATCATCTAAAGTATAAAACTTTTTATCTACTTTATTTACAGCTCCAAATTCAAGACAAGTTTCTAATAAAACTTTTTGTTTTAGATACTCATCACCCATTATAGAGCATAATAAACTTGGGTTCTTTTCAAGTTCTTTATGTAATTCAGATTGTAAGAAATCAAGCTTATTAGACCTGTTAGTATTTCTACCTAAATTTCTTAAAGTATAACGTAATACTTCTTTATTATCTTCATACTTAACATATAATTTATATGCTGTAACTTTGTTCCCTACTTTTCCAAGCTCTTTAGCCATTTGTTCAGAGGCTGAAGTAAGCACCCACCTGTTAGTAGCTCTATGCTTAACTTCGTCTAAATTATTTGCTACAATCGGGCAAGCTTTTAATACTTTATATTTGATAAAATCATAAGGATCAGAAATGTCTAATTTTAATTCATCTTTTCCTAAATATATAGGTAATATACCCATATCATAAGCTGCTCCACCTTCTTTCCAGAATGTTCCATAAATAGAAAGGTCTACACCTTTTAATATATGTTCTAATCCTTCTTTCTCTACATTAGTAAGAAGATTTTTCATCTTACCATTATCCATTGTTGGTGCCGGTATTCCAACTTCTGCACCATTCAGTAATCCGCCATAAGCAACATGCTTTATGTCTTTAATCCCATTAGTTTCCTTTGAGATGAATTTTACTGTTACTATTTTGTCTTCTAAGAAATCAGTTCTTACTGTTTCTTCTTTAGCTTTTGTAGCCATAATTTTAACTTATTTTTAATGATTCTTCCTTCCTTATTTTTGAGGTGATTATGGCTCACCATCCTAAAGCCCTTATTCTAAGAGTAACATTTACCCTCGTCGAACAAACGAGGGTAAGTTACAATTCTATTTATCTATTACGCTAATACGTAAGGTATGATAGAAGCAGTTCTTGATGCGTCATACACAACAACACCTAATTGGCACCATTTTGTAATTGTACCAGAATCTTCTAAAGTACCCATATTACCGTTATTTACAGCTCCTGTGAAAGGATTTCTGAAGCCCCATTGGTAACCTCTAATTTCCTCAGCACCTTTAACTTGTACTTTCTGAATGTTTGGCTCTTCTGGAGTACCAACATAGAAAATGTCAAATCTGTAAGACTCAGCTACACCACTAGATCCAGGGATCTTGATTGTGTTACGGATCTTGTCATCATAGAAATCATCAACTTCTAATTTAACAGTCACACCGTTTGGAGCCATATATTCTGTGAATTGGAATCCAGCAGACATTGCATTGCTATGTAATTCAGAGCTAGTTTTCATAACAGTCGCAGGGTTAGTACCTGGAGTTGACATGTTAGTTGACCATCCTGAAACATCATTCAATACAGCTTTATGGAATTCAGCAGCACCTCTTTCTCCTGTACGAAGAATAAATACTCTACTACCAAATCCTAATTTTCCTTCTGATAATCCGAAAAGGATTTCTTCAAGTAACTCAATAGAGAACTCGTTATAGAAGTAAGTATTAGATTGTTCCATTTGTTCGCGGATACCAGAACCAATTTTGATACTTCTTCCAGAAACATCTTTATTATGGTATTGTCCATCTGCAGTACGGTTAGTTTTACCATACATTAAGAATTTGTTTTTGTAAAGAGAAAATTCTTGCTCTACTAACCAATCCTCATATAATGCTAATGCACCAAACACTTTTTTGTTACCAGCTTTGTCAATAACAGGAATACCCATTACAACTTGCTTATTTGTAGCATCACCAGGTAATTTATGGTCGATACGAATAGTAGTTAACTCACCTCTCATAGAAACTGGAGTTACTCTACGAACACCACCAACTTCTCTTGAAAGACCTTTACCTACTGGAGCAAATTCTTCAGAGAATTTTTTACCAGCTAGTAATTCAGAACCAGGAATACCTGATCTGTCTGAACCTGCTATTTCACAAGTATAAGTCCATTGAGTACCTGCTGGAAATCCATCATCTAATACTTTAATTGGATATACTTCATTTTTCTCACCAACGATGATTTCTCCTTTGAAGAACCATTGCTCTCCAAACGTTAGTTGAAATTCTTGACCGCCTTCACCGATATTTACATCAGCAACGTCAACTACTCCTCCGTTAAAAACTGCTTCCACTAATGGAATGTTTCTACGAGAACTACCAATAAGTTCCCAATAGAACTCATTGTCATTTTCTACCATTTTTGTCTCAAACTTGGCCAACATATTCTCTAAGGATTTACCTCTATGAATAGCAAGCAATTTGATCATGGCATCATTAATTTTTGTTGGAGATGTCTTCCAGATAGCACCAAGAGTGTTCTCAGGATTAATCATGCCAGCAAAAGCTTTTGCGTCAGTTACTTGGAACCTACCTAATTGCATAATTTAATTGTTTTTGCGTGTCCATTTATTTTTTAGACACAAGTGTTAATAAAGTTGTTTTTTATTCTATTTCCAAATCTTTAAGATCTTGAAGTTTAAAATTAGAATCATTGTCACTAAGATTAGTATCAACGGTTCCTTCTTCTGTAAATTTCGTTCCTCTTAATAAATTTTCAATATTATTAGTGATCTTACTTTCAGCTTTCTGTCCAAATACACTAAAATCTTTAAGACCATCTGTTAGGAAAAACAAAGCTTCTAATTTAATTCGTGATCCAATCGGATCAGCTTTTTGAGCTTTTACAAATGCATTTTCTTTGTTACCTAAATCAGTTGTAATTTGATTGTATAACTCATCTTTTTGAGAATCTGTTAATGCAATACCTGGAACTACTTCTGGGGTAGTAGAGATATAAGTCTTAATGTCAGTAAGACTATCTTTCTCTTTTTGCTTCGCGTCATCAATAATCTTCTGTAAAGAAGTTTCTTCTGATTTTATAATACTCGCTACAGCAAATTCTGCATCCTCTATGTCTGTTCCAGCATCAATGCTACGTTGAGCTAAAGCTTTTGCTCTGTCCTCTCCATATCCCTTCTCTATAAAATCTTGAGCAATAGCTGTACGTCTAAACTCAATATTTTTGTCATCTTTAATATACTCAGGCGTAACAGCCTTAAGTTTATCAATAGTTTCAATCTTTTCAGCAACCTCTGCTATAGGTGCTCCAACATTTTTAGCATCTTCAATCTGTTTCTGTCTATCAGTCAGTTGTGAATCTACTTGTTTTTTAATTGCAGCATTTAAATCTTCTAAAGATTTAATTGCCGTTACATCTTCAAGTTCAGGTAAAACACCTTTGGTTTTGAATTCGGCAGCTAAGTTCGAATAAAGCTGTTCAGTCTCATTCAGTTTAGGAGAGGAAGAATCGCTACCTTCTTTTCCGTCAGCAGTTTTACCTGCCTGAACTTGAGATTTATCTTTATCCTGATTAGCTACGCTCTCTGGATCCTTTTTAGGATCCTCACCATCAGTTGTTTTTTTCTCATCACCTTTTGCATTAGCAGGTTTTGGTGCACCTTTTTCTTCTGCAGGTGGATTAGTTCCTGCTTTTTCTTTAGTATCTTGCTCTCCAGTTTTGTCATCAAATAATACAATTCCGCTAGTGTCAAAATCTAAATCTCCTAGATTTAATTCTTCCATCTTAAATAATTTTAATTTCTCCTGTTACAAATCTACACAATTACTGCAAAAAAGTCTATTCAGTATTATAGCTAAAGTATTACTTAATTATCTTAAATGAATGGTTGTATCCAAGTGTAATTCTTTTCTCTGTATCAAATCCAAATGAAAATATATTACCTTTTTTACCTTGAATCCCAAGGTTTAATTCTAATAAAGGTTTTGTTTGACTAATAGGATCCATTGGCATAGAAAGTTTTATACCTGGTAATAATGTTAATTTAGGATGTCTGTACTCTATTTTAGGCTTAACTACTATTGTATCAGATTTAATTTTGTAATCTACTTTGTATTCAAGTAATCTTCCTCTTGTTAAAAACTCACCATCTATTTTGATATCTTTGTTGTCTATTAAATTTCCATTCCAAGTATTTAATGATATGCTTTCAAGAAATAAATTTTTTGCTTTTAAACTGTCATTATCTTTAATGGCTTTTTCATAGTCTGCTTTATATATTGAGTCAACTACAATTTCTTTTTTTTGTGGTTGAGATTTTCCTGGAACTTTTACTTCGATATAAACTGTATCAGGAATAGAAGCCTCAACTTCCTTCTCTACTTCCCCAATCTTTTCGTCAGTTATTATTACTATATCTTCAATTTCTTCATTATCAATATGAAAATATGATAAAATTCCTACCAATACTAATAATACAATTATAATGTAATTTTTAGTCTTATCCATTTATTTGATTTTTAATAATTACCTTAAATTCATTAGATAATATTTTATTAAGAAGTGTCATTGTTGGGCCACTACTCGTAACATCCATATATCCATCAGAATTAAGATCAACTAAACTTTGTCCAGGAAGTAAACACCCTAAAGTATCTCCATTATAATTTCCTACATGTATAAGAATATAAGATCTATTTGGCACATTTAAGATGTGAAAGTGATCTTTATGTTTTTCAGAAAATCTTTTAACACAATCATATTCACCTTCAGGTATTCTTGAAATTCTTTTTTGATTTTGTTTATCAGGGAGTTCAAGCATGAATCCTTGAGCAACCTCAAAGTCTCTGTCGTCAAACACAATGAACTTTGAGATAGTCTGCTTTTCATCTTCATCTATCCTGATGATTTCAATTCTCATCTTATTTTTATTTTCCTTTTTTGGTAAGGATATCTCTGATTGTTTTTGGCAAGAAAACAATAATTTTCTTGAGAATATTATTTCCACTAACAGCCTCCATATTTTCATAAATACTATATATTTCTACCATACAAGCTAATGCAACTGCAATTTCAGATAAAGTATAATTACCACCCATTAATTGAAAATTAGATACCTTAAGCACAAGACTATCTATAACGATAAATGCAATTATACCTAAACAATATTCATATGTTTTTCTCCATGTAGCTCTTAATCCGGCAGATTGTATTGATTGCCAAAACTTTTCATTTGTCAAACTTATTTTTACATCTTTTATGAATAAACTTTTTCTTATTCCTGTAAGCATGTCAATCATAATAATAATACCTAAAGCTAATAATATCTGCCTCATGTTAAATAGTGTGGTTAAAATTAATGAGACAGAAGATATCGCTACAACCTTTTTAGCTGTCAAGTTTTGGATTAAACTGATATATGATTTCATAAAATGATGTGTTTGACATTACAAATATACGTTAAGTGTATATTTTTTTTATTATTAATATTATAGCTATATAGTAATTTTAACTGTGGTTTTACCGTAATTAAATCACCATATAGCTTTACTTTTACTCTTCTTTTTTAGGCTTAGGGATTCGAGGAGAATCATCTTCATTTTCAGTGTCCCCATTTCCACCAGTAGCTCCACCAGATCCTTTTATACCTTTTTTTGTTATTTGTTTGTATCCTAAATAAAGGATTCCTAGCATAACTGCTACAAAAATAATAATCATTAGTGTGTTCATAATTTATTTAATTAAGTTAATTTATTCAGTTATTGATGTTTGATCTATTGAGTTAGTGGCTATTTGAGTTCTATACCTCATTACTTTATTTTTTATAACCTCTTTTAGTTGCCTATCAAATTCTTCATTAGCAAACTGAGCTTTAGTTTGAGGATTAGGAATCTGTGCCCCTGTTTCAACATCCCAAACTTCGTCTTGATAATCTACGCCAAATACCTCTATAAGTTCTGGAACATAAGCATCTTTAATTATAATTTCTTTTATCATGATTTTATTTATTTATTTATTAACATACACCTACAGCATCTATTATACCGTCAGTGCCTATTTGTATTCTACCTATACCGTACTTAAACCAAAGTCCTCCCCCATTATATGTAGTGGTAAGACCAATTTCATTATACACTGTATCACCTACGCCTAAAGGTATTTCAGCACTATCAGCATATTTTGTAACATTTGCAGTTTGTCCACAAGCTGTAGTAGTGTTAGCACTTCCTGTACTAATTGATACTGCAGTGCCTGTTACAGGTTCTACTACATCATTACCATTAATTATTTGTCCATCTACAAAATTTTTTCCATTTATACTATTTTGTAGTGGATTCCCAAATAGAGGTTCTATTCCGTTTATTGTTCCTAAATCTGCCATATTATATTATACTGGACTTGGGTTTTGAATCCAAGTATTATCTGGTCTAAAATACACAACATTTGCTGCTACTTTATATCCTAGCACTCTAACTATATCATCATTACCAGTAGGAGCTGTAGTTATAAAATTTCCAGGAGTATTACTTAAATATAATGGAACACCTAAACTTAATCCTGAATATGCTGTATTATATATTGCTCCTTTTAATAATATTCCATTTGTTGCTGCTGATGTACCCAAAGCTACACCTATTAATTGTCTAGCAGTAGTAAAATCAGCATCAGCTATAGTCCATGTGCCTGCAGTAGAAAGATACACTACATCTCCTGCTACAAATGTTGCACTACCACCCCAATATACTATTTCTCCATTAGCTCCTGCTGAAGTTGGTAAACTAGTACCTTGTAAGTTTTCAATTTTATCATATACATCATTTTTAGTTGGAACTTCATTACTACCATTCCATCCACTTCCATATGTTTCTGCAGGA